ATAATGTCAACTTAACATTACTTGTTTGTTTGCTTGATTGCGGCACTAGACTCGGTGCAGCCTTCCACTCCTTTTTCTTGTCGGCATATTCACTATGATATGAGCCGCCCAACTTCCCGCTTCGTATTAATTTTCTAATCCTTATTGCGGTGAATGCGCCTATATCTCCCCACGTTTTTAATGGGACATTTGGTAATTCTTTTGCGTTTAGTATCTTAGGCACGTGCTTTTACTTCACCCCTCAATTCACTCTCCGGGTATTGTGACTTGTCAAAGTATTCTACAAATTCATGCCTACACCCAAAATGACCGCCAGATAAACTTGCAGATCCAAACCTTGAGTCTATATCTCCCATTGTCATCGGTCCGGCGGCAAGGATTTCCATACAAATATCACTCGTCCTGTCATCAATCGGACCTTCGTAAATATATAGTTTATCCGATGGTGAGTTGTTTGCCATCTCTCGTGTCACATTCCGACTGAACCTTCTCAATGAGTCATTGACTAAGCTGTTGGCTTGTCTTTCACTCCATCCGACACCCGTAAGTGATTCTGCAAATGCAGCTTCAGATTGTTTCCCAATGATAGACTCAATCATTAATCTTTTCATTAACTCCGACTGTTCACCCACCTTTGCACTAAAGAAATTCACATCAGCCCGAATAAGCGTTTGAAGTGTTGCTTCGGGTACACTTGCGAAAGACTCCATTGATTTAAGTGTTTTAACATAGTTATTGGTGATCGCATTCATTTCGCCATTGAGTTTGAAGTCATCAAAGAGTATCGTCTTTAAATCAAGGTCAATTAATTCTTTAACTATAACTTCACTTGGTAAATCTGAATCGAGGAACCGCCCATACATAGAACTCACAAGTTCTTGTATTTTATTCCAGGCCATGCCGAACTGCTCTTGATCTAACATTAGCTTTGCAGTATATCAACCAAGTTAGTGGTTTGTGGTTTTTCTGGTTGTTCTTCAGCAACCTCACCTAATAATTCGTTCACTTCATCATCGGTCATGTCTGGATTCATTTCTTGAAGGATCCTGCGTTTTGTAGTTAGTCCATTTGCAAGTTCCCAATCCATCTGATTCCGCCACTCTGCCGGATCGTGTACTGTCTCCGGTTCTGTGAAATCAACATGATAATCTTCAGATATATTTACACCGTGAGCCGCCAGTATTGTCCTGTCCAGGTTAAATCTTTTATACTCGAATGGTCGCCATATATCCTCAACCGATGCTGCTCTTGCTTCATAATTCTCTAAGTTCTCTATCTTAACTTGAACACCGGAATTGGCTTGTGAATCAGACCATCTTGCGACTAAGTGGTTATTCGTCGCAGCATCTTGAATGATAAACTTTATGGCATTAACGATTTGTCCTAAGTCAGAACCGGGAAGCTTGGATAACGTGCTGCCTTCCGGGAGCATCATTATCTCATCTGTTCCTATCCTAATAGGTTCGTCTTGTTGAATGCCGGTTGCGTACTTCACGCCCAATGTGTCTATCCTTGCAGCAATCAGCATTTCCAGATATAACATGGCCACCGACTCCTGTGCTGATACAAGGTCTAATGCGCCACTCTGCCAATACTCATCGACCAGTTCTGCATCACGCTTGGCAAAGGTCATTGGAATGATACCAAACGGGTTCTCATCCTGATCGAAGATTCTCCCTCTCTCATCGAATCTAAAATGCTGCTCATCTGACCAATATTCGTATATCCTGCTTGTCTTATCATTTAGATTTGCAATAGGATAAAACACAGCAGATTCTTCTGTCTCGCCCTCAAGGAATAACGGATAGAAATACGGCACTAATTCATAGTTTAACCCCTCGTCTGAATAGTGACTCAACAGTCCCATATTCCCGGTAAGGAACGTCATCTTTTCCATTTGCCGCATCTTCGCATCAACATCCCTCGGTAGTTCCTCAGCGTACTTATCGTTGTGGCGCATAGGTTGGTCTTTATATACCAAACTTCTTGCCGATACCATACGCTTCACAAAGTTAGGCAATGCGGGCGGCAGTTTTATTCCACTCTGGAAATATGGCTCGATATATTGAGCATAATCCCCCTCGTAATAGTCTATTGACTTCATACGTCTTTTTAAATTCTTGTCGTCAGCGTGACCGATTACACTTTTAATCGACCTCATGACCGTGTCGGTAGATAAATCTTTAATTATCATGCTTGTCCCTGTTTGTACATTCTCATAGCCTGGGTTGTCATCATACCATTCAATAATGTCTCGTTTAAATCGTTCATGTCATTCAGCATAGTTTGTCGCCCTTTGTTGTAATAATAAAACAGAATGAGACATATCACATTGAGCGATAATGATACCCCCAGTAAGAAATAAATCACGCCATCCATCCTTGATATGTTACCTTGCGTTCTCTCAACGGCATTAGATACGAAACGGCATAACCCAGAGCATCCCCACTATGCGTTTGAACAGGATCACGTTTGTCAATGTCTCCATTACGCCATACGTTTTGTTCCATATCCATAAGTAAAGTCGGACAATTCTCCATCGTCAGTCTGCCTTCTCTTAATAGTTTATTGACCGCATTCACTCGGTCTTTTACTCGTGGATTGGCTCTTGGTGCTAATACTTTAAAACCTGCGGTTCTTAAAAGATCGTGATCTGTTTGAGCCGATGAAGTTTTCCTCGCGGATCCGGTGCTATCTGGGAAGGTCTTAATACCGGGATATTGTTCTTTTAGTCTTTCAGCTAAATCCCACGTGCCGGCATTCTTTAGTCTTATTTCAGACTCAACGTGTATTTCATTCTTATTATATCTGAATATGATTCCACTTAACGCATCCACATTGAAATCAATTCCGCAGCCGACTTCCCAACCATCTAAGTCATTACGACTAATTAAGTGACGCTCACGGTTAAACTCGTTATATACCCGCCCTTGAGTTAGGTTAACAAACTTACCATGCACATACGCATCAATCTGTTCTTTTGAATAGGCCTGTAATAGGCTCTGTTTATAATCATCTGGGAGATAAGGATTATCTAATGTGGAAGCCTGGATAACGCCAATATCCATATCTGGATCATTAGATAGAGTGAATCCCCAGTTCAACTGCTCTGGCGTTCCTGTAAGATATATCTGAGACTTCTTGGCTTCTGGATGGCGTACACGGGCGATCATCTGCTCAAATACCTCACGCTTTTGTATAAATGGTTCATCTATAACCGCCCATCCAATATTCGGACCACGTAAGGAATCCGGCTTATCTCCAGATCCAAGCCATAGTTTGCCGCCCCAATTATGGAAGATGAACTCGCTTCGTTGTTGGTTGTATGTATAATCAATCCCGGCACGGTTACACAACTCCTTGAGCGTGACGATTATCGTCTTGACTGCTAACTGGTGTGAAGGTGACACGTACATCCCCGGCACAGGACTGTTTAAATAACTCATGTACAGGGATTTCAATGCTCCGATATACGTCTTTCCCGAACCGTAACCGCCAATCAATAGGACAATTCGGTTGGGCATATCCCAGAATTGCCGTTGATGTTTGAGCATCTTGTCTTTTTTTATTTTGAACTTCACTCAATTACAATCTCGTCCTTCGTTACGTGCTGCTCTACTCTTTCCAATGCCCGACCTTCTGTACGATCAGCAATGAACTGTACAGCCCAGGATTTCCCCTCTAATGCGTACTGAAATACTTTATATAACACAACATCGAGTTTACTCTTGCCATCTGTTGTGCCTTCTTCTTCGCCTATCTTGCGGAGTATATCGGGGATGGATTGAATGCCTTTAGGTCTGCCGCTTGGATTGCCAGATACGCCCGGTTTGAATTGCCCATTGGCTTCCCTGTTATTTCCTGATACATCAGGCATTTGCAGCCTCGAATCTTTCTGCTTTGTTTCCTGTATAATCTTCCCAACGCTTTACAATAACATCGCAGTAATGCGGATCAATCTCCATCCCGTAACACTTACGCCCCGTCTTTTCACAGGCTATTAGTGTTGAGCCAGAGCCGAGGAACGGGTCAATACAACGATCAAACTGATAATCATTAAAAATATCCACAAACAACTTTATTGGTTTTTGAGTTGGGTGAGTTCTTTTCCCGCTCTCACCTTCTCTGTGGAAACCGTCCCATGTACACTTATATTTTTTAATCGCAATCCCTTTGCCATTAGTCCACGCTAATTCACAGTCGGAAAAGGTTGTTCCTTTTGGTCTATTCTTATCCCATACAATCCATTGACCTTTTGGTAGTTTATCAGAGAAATAATTTGCCCCAAAAACAACTAAATCTTCAGCCATTGTAAGCAAATGCTGTGGATCATAGTCCTTATCGTCATTGATAACACTTTTATATTTCCCTTCTTTGGCTAAAACACCCTTACCGATACTTCCATTCTTTCCAACAACATCAATTCCATAAGGCGGGTCAGTAAACACCATATCAGCCTTCTGCCCTTCCATCAGCCGTACAACATCTTCCTTCTTTGTGGCATCCCCACATAATAGCCGATGCTCACCTAATAGCCAGAGATCCCCCTGTTTTGTAATCGCTTCTTCAACCTCTGGAATATCGTCATCATCAGTTAATCCCTGTACATCTGGCTCTGTAAATTGTAATTCATCCTCACTAAATCCCCACTCTAACAATTCACCAACGTCAAAATG